GTCACCGCGCCGGGGAAATCTTCGTCAGTAATCTGCGCGAACACCAACGTGTCTACGTTGTAGATATATCCGTCAGGGTTCGCGGCGATAAAGATTTGCGTGCCGTTGTCAGCCATTGATACAGGGCCAATGCCGCTGACATATCCGACATACGCACTGCCCGTCTCAAGGACAATCTTGCTGCTGTCTTCTAGCAGAATAAAACTGCCGTCTTCCAGTTCAAGGTAGCCAGTTGTTTCGCCCAAAAACGATGCGTCTAGTCGATAGAATCCGTTACCAGACACTACATACAAAAATTGACCTAACGTCCACAACCCTCGAATCGGGCCGTCACCAACCGTTGCGCGAAGCGTATAGCCGGGGCAACGCTGCAAGTACGCGGCATCCTTACCTCCTTCAGCAATGATTTCTGGGTAAAGATTGACCATCCGATTGTCGGCAGCGTTAATGCTACGAATAACGTAGCTGCTACCCAGAATCGGGGACTTCATCAGAAGTTGCCGGTGTAGATGTTAAAGCGCGGACGATTGACCATCAGTGCGGCAGGCATTGCCATCACATCGCCTGGGAAGTTGATGCGCTTCAGATCGCGCTTACTGTACATCGCAATACGCCGCACTTGATTAGACGGCTCAATGCCGTACTCCGGCGCCAACTCACAGGCCAAGTTGTAGCGGAACGCCCGCAGATAGCCCGGCGGGAACGCCAACACGGTGTCTAGCGCGGCAGGCTGATTAAGCGGCTGCACCGACACAAAGTGGAACTCCAGCACTCGGGTCGGCACCGGATAAATGTAAATCTCAATATCGGGATAGGTCGCGTTGTACCACAGCACCTGCGGGTAGGTAGACGTTACCGTCTTGACCGCAATGTTGTTGTACTGCTCTTGGTTAATCATCTTGATGCCATACGACACGTTGGTCGAGGCATCGCGGAAATAGGTGGCGTCATCCAATTCAACGGGACGTTGGCCGACGAAATCGCCGGTAGGCCCGAGTGTGCGAATGCGCGTAGAGGGCGGCCAGTTGAATACTTGGTCAATAGTGGAGAAGACCGACAGTCGCTCGGTACTCCACGAATCAATCATTTGATTGAGCGCTGTCAAGGCATCCTGCGCCATCGCTGCCGAGGGCGCTTCGGCTTCCGCTAGGACACCGATCAAACGCAGCGCACCGTTGATCTGGTCGAGAGCGGTGGTAGCCATTATTTACTCCTTACGGCGACGACGCGCCCGCAATGCGTTGCCAGAAGTCTCCGACGCCAACATTTCTGCTGACGCCGGAGATTCTGAATCATCCGGGTTAGAAGGGTCAAACTCTTCCCACCCGTGCTGTATATCTTCCTGAACCTCTAGCCAAGAAATAGCGACTTTCTCGCCATGCCTCGGATGTCTCAGGTAGATATTCGCCATATTAATTAACTAATACGATAGCAAGTCCACGAACCGTCGCCCGTCTTGCGAGCGCGGAAGTGACCCGATGTACCAGCAGAGACAGCGCCCGCACCCACAAGGGTCCAGCCTGTGCCCACCGCTACCGTAATCGCATCCGCACCTGCGTCGATGTTAACGACGAAGAAATCAAACGCCGCATCCACTTTTGAGGCAGACGAAACGTAGGCTTCAAGGTCAGAAACAGTCGGCAGGGTGAGATTGCCCGCAGTTCCATTGAACGTGAAAAGGCCATTTGACAACTGAGCCGCCGTGGCGGTAGTAGCCGCCGTTAGCGCAGTCGGCGCACCCTGTGCAAAAAGCAGAGCCTCGCCAACATTACCGTCGTTAAATTGATAACCGCCAGAGCCATTAGGAAGAGCCATGTCTAATTACCTCTTAAATAATGCCATCGGTGATAGTCCGATCCGGGCGGCTTAGCAGGATTTTGTAGACCTCGTTTGCCGTCGGAGTAATTGGACTAGCCGTGAAGTTTCCAAACGTGATTGCCAGCGTATCTGCTGCTGAGACACGGCAGCCAACAATACCGAGGCCCGCTTGAGCGCTCGGGGGGTTGACGGCAACGTGGTCTTCTGCCTGCAAGCCCGTGACCGTAAACGTCTGCTCGGCAGACGTATACGCGGACACGGCAGAAGGCGACAGCGTAACGCTGATAACCGACTGCTTGGGGAGATTGCCAATGACGTAACTCATGGCATTAACCCCAGAGACGGACGGCCATCTGCGGACGGATTACGTTGTAACCGTACAGAACGTCAATACGGCACGGCATACGGTCGTTGTTGATGTCGTACTGACGAACAACGCGCATGGAGATGCCGTTGTGAACCTGGCGCGAAGCCATGTCAACGCCCTGCGGCATGAGGAGGTCTGCCGTGGCGAAAGCAATCGCATCGCGGTGGTACACAAGGTTCTGCGGGTATTGCGTGGACGCACCACCAAGGAACGTCACCGTCGCACCAGACTGCGGGAACGAATCCACGGTAGCAAGGGCGTTCGACGAGGTGTAGATCGCCGGAGAGACGTTCACCGTGTATGCGCCAGCCACAGCCGTTGCATCGGCGGTCGCCACGAACTGCTGAAGCGAGCCGGTGGACTCACGGGTCTGCGGATTGACCGCAAACACGCTGCCAACGGTAAACACATCGCCCTTCTTGATCGTCTGCGTGCCAGTGCCGGTGATGGCAATGGACGAGGTGCCCTGAGTGGAGATGGTGGTGGTTACGGTGTGTGCGCCAGTGCGGGTGCCAGTCATGAACTGCTTGATCGACTGCGACATATTGAGTTCGTTGAACCCAAGGATGCCCTCGCCGAACATACCGTTCTTGAACTGCGCCGAGATGGTGCTGACCGGATTAAAGAGACCCTTCATGCCCTCGATAAGCGCGGCATTGGCAGCCGGGAAAACGGTGACATAACGCGGCTGCATCACAGCGGCGGCTTCGTTGAGCTTCTGCTGTGCGGCGAGCAGAACCTGAGTGCTGCTCGGCGTGGTGCCGGGGGTGCCGACCGACTGGAAGATGCTGTTGAAGCTATTGGCAACGTCCGCGTCAATCGAGGCCGCAAGCTGCGAGATACGCGGCTTGAGAACACGCTCGGCGAAGTCGTCCAACTGCATCGTCATTTCGGCAGTCGTGAAGTTCACGCCGATGTGCTTCTGCGAAGCAACGGTCAGCGTGGTGAACTGCTCGTTGTCGTCCTGCACTTGCAGGGCGGCACCGTCAGTCACAAGGGCGCGATCTGGCAGACGGATACGCAGGGTGGTGCCGATCTTGGCGCCTTCCACAGCGTAGCTGTTGTCGTACTGGCGGTTGACATTACGGGTGATGACAAGGTTGTTCTCAAGGATTTCGAGAGCCTTCCTCGTAATCATGTCGATAGTAAGAAGTGTATTAGCCACGGAATTACTCCTGAAAAATGGTTAACGTCTCTGCATCGCTTCCCACTGCTTGATCTGGCGACGACGTTCGGCCTCAATCCATTCCGACGTACTCATGGCCGTTACCGACCGTGGGTCCGTCGTCTCGTAGGTGCCGTTCGCCGTGCCTCTCGCCGTGACCGGCTTCAGCGGGGGCGGTGCGCTGGTTGTCTTTTTGACCGGCGGATTGTCAGCCAATTTGGCCTCGATCCTGCCAATCTCTTTAGCCTGAAGGTAGGGCGACAGGCGGGAAATACGGTCAGCCTCTCGGGGGTTAGAGCCTAAGTAGTACGCTACGTCTGGCCCAATATCCGATGCCTGAATCGTCTGCGCCATCACGGTCGTAATTGGCAGGCTCTGGTTGTACGCGACTTGCTCGAAGTCATCGTACCGATCCCGCGCCGCCTCTTCGCGTTCGTGATAGGCGCTCAAGAATTCGTGCTGCTGGCGCTCGGCTTCCCGCTTGGCAAGGAGTTCTTCGGCCTTACGAACCGCTAGGGCTTCCGCATAGGCGTCAGGGTCTACTTCCTTATCCGGCAGGGCTTCCGATGCCGACCTTTCAGTCGGTGCCTTCAGCGCTTGCTCTCGTTCCCACTTGCGACGTTCCCGTGCAAGCCTCTTGCCGACCATCGCGTCCAACTCTTCTTGAGTGAACGTCTTGGCAGGCTTTTCCTCCGGCGGTGCCGCCTCTTGGGCAGCGACTTCGGGTTGCGGGGTCGCCGTGACCTCCGCTTCCGGCGCGGGTACTTCCGCTACTTGTTCAACCAACTGATTTTCGTCAGCCATTTGTGTTCCTTGTGGAACCCTGGTCGTCCGGACCAGTACGGTAAAACTTTACTGTGGCGCGAAAGAAACATCAACTCCAAGGCGTGCCCATTGGCACTGCGCTTGGCTTTTTGCCGTCTTTTTCAAGGATTTT